CGGCAATATTCTTACCTCTATATTCTTCGTCAATTTCTATTACGTGAACCTCGTATGCTTTATCTTCTGTTTTATATAAATCAACCTCTCCTACTGTATTTCCTAAATACAGTATGTCGTAAGCTATTTTTTTATCCCCTATGACGTTATTAGGAGCCATTCTATTACCTATCTTAATAGATGTAGCTTCTTCGGTTATGTAAAGCTCTTTTAGTATATCTACTAATTTCATCATACTACGATTCAGTTTCACCTGCTTCTGTTTCTTCTGGTGTTGGTGCTTCTTCTACTTCTTCTGGTGCTTCGCCTGCTACTGTTTCTTCTCCTTCTGCACCTTTTGTTTCAATTGGATTACCCATTGAAAGTAATCTAGCAATTGCATTTGTGGCTCTTTCTCTCTCACCTATAGTTTGTAAGTAAAATTTCTTACCTGCTACAGATGCTTCATAGGCTTTACCTAAAAAGGTTAAAGTGAAGTATTGGCCATTATGTAAAACAATTTTAAAAGTAGTTGGTTTAGGGGCTATAATATAGATACCTGTAACATAATCTTTAAACGCTGGAGTCATTAACATCTCCAAGGTCTTTTGCAGAGTTGGATACTTAGTTAACAAGAAGTTAATTGGATCGTCTTCAAAAGACTGTACGTTAGGTTCCATTCTCTCAACTTCCCTAAGTATTAATTTTTTTATAATGTCTCTGTTTGTCATATTATGATAATAATGCGTGATATTCTTTGAAATGTTTAATACGATCTAGTAATCCTATTGTTCCTCCGTTTACTCTCTTAGTAACTTTAGTTACAACTAAATCAGAAGCTCCTTCATCGGCCATTATATGCAATTTGTTCTTATTAAAGAACCAAGCTGCTGATAATAATGCATATTTTTCTGCAACCCATTGTGGATTAGCAGCAATATCTTCATTAATAGCTTTACCAAATGCTGTGTAATTGTCTTTACCGGTTAATTGAATATAACCGCGACCACAGTACTTAGCTCCATCGCCTGTTGATTCAGCGCCGTTGCCCATCCTGTTACCGTAAACCAAGTTAGCAATTTTTTCAGGCTTTCTTTCATATTCTTTTGCTTTTACTTCTGTTGGAAAATATTTTTTAAATATACCTTGAAGACCTTTAGCAGAATAATTTAAATTTTCTTTCGTTAATCTAAATCCGCCTGATTCATGTCCACATTGTGCAAGGAAATGAGCAAGACGTAAAGGAGTATTGATTTCGAACTTCTGCATTACGCCAGGAATTTGTTCAATTACCTTGTCAGGTATATGTCCTTTTAATTTATCTAAGTTCATAAGGTTTATCTTTTGATATTCTTCCACATTGCTGCTGCTGCGATCTTTTGTCCCTTCTCACCGCCGCCAGCTGCTTGTGCTACTTTCTCAAAACCTTTTCCTTTCTTACCAATATCTTTACCTGCTTGTGCTTTTTTAACTACAGCAGACTTTTTTTCTTTACTTAATCCTGCAGATGGTTTCTTAGCTTCATATACATTATCTTCCATCTCATAATCATATCCAACCTCTCCAATAAACTCGTGTAACTCTTCTAATGCTCTTAAAATTCCTACTTTATCTTGAGTTGGAATATTTGAATTAGTTGAAATATTATTCATTAAATTATCTACTGCATTGTCGGCTCTTTGAATTTTCTTCATATCAATACTCTCGTTCATAGTACTGAAGCCTGGTCCTGGTTGTTGCATCTCTGTGGATTGACCTGCCATATACTCAGCTATCGAATGTAAATAATCAGAAGCAAGTGTAATATAAGAAGAAACCCATCCAGGTAAATTATCGTTTTGACCCATCATACTTTGAATCTTAGATGCATTTGAAATAGCATCTTTAATTTCACTTTGAGCCATTGAACCTTCGTGGTCTTGTCCGTGATTCCAATCACGTCCACAATCTTCACATTCTGGTAGTAAACTTTTTAACTTTATCATTTTAACAATGGTAGTTTAAATATCTTTGTAATGCTTTCGCGTAATGTGTACCTTTATTTTTTAGTTTACCTTTTGCAGATCTTACTCGACTGCAAGAAAGTTTACCTAATCTATTCTTTAAGATACCAGGTTTAACTGGATCATCAATTCCTTCTTTTACTTCTTTTACTAACTCAATCAACTTTACCATGCTCTGCATGACCAGTAATTAGCCTTCCAACGTGGTCCTGGATTTTGACAATGATGTCTTGCTCTATAGCTCTTTCTTCTAGCAGGAATATGTTTTTTTATTCTCATGTTAGGATCACCAAAGTTAACTTTTACAACATTACCTTTAGCATTCTTAACATATACTGATCTCTTTTTTGGTCCGCCTGGAGTTAAAAAAGGCTTACCTAAGCTAACTTTTCTACCTTGATACTCAGCTTCATTTAATTTGTTGTAGTTTTTTACAATATACTCTGCAAGACAATGAGGACAGTATTCATCTGTCTCATCCATAGCGTTTATTTTCTTTCCTGCAGCTACTGCTTTCTTATAAGCTTCTGAACCTTTACGAGCAGGTGCTTCACCGCGTTCTCTTTTAGCATTAATATTTGCCCAAAGTCCTTTGCTACTCTCTTCATGATCTGCTCTCACTTGATGAAACTCTATAGGTCCATCGTCTTCTAGTGTGTGCATTTCATTTTTTCTTCTACTGCAGTGACTCTTGCCCGTTAAAAAAGGTTTAGGACATGATGTTCCTTTTACGTGAACATGTCCGCATTTGCCACAGCAAGTACCTTTTGCTTCTACCATTACTTTAAATTTTTCAATTTATATTTTGTAGTTTCAATCAACTTAACCACTGTATCTACCTCATTTTGAATATAAGAATCTTGTGGAATTTTAGTTCTAATAGTTTCTACGTACTTTGATAAAGCTTCAAAATAAGTTATAAATTGACCGTCTTCTTTAAAGCTAGCAGGAGAGGTAAATCCTCTTTGGATACCGTATCTTCCTTGGAAACTTTCTACTAAACCGTCAAATAAATCAACGATTTCATCATAGTAAACACCTAGTGCTCTATGAGCGGCATCTGATCCAATACCTTCTACTTGCCAGTGGAAGATGTGGGCTTGTGTTCTAGAAGCCATCAGAGTCGATATCAATTGTACAAATTCGTCCATTATTTCATTGGGTTTTCAGGTAATTCTTTCTTAGTTACTTTAACAGCTTTATGCTTATCACGTAAACCTTTTATCATACCCATTTTTCTTTCAGCTAATTGGTGATGACCTTCAGATAATTCTGGGTTATCAGTAGCTTCTTTCATATGAGAGTTAATTTCTTTTTGCAATCTAGCGATATGCTTATCGATTTGACCTAAAACATGGTCTTTCTTCTTTTCTATTTTGTGTAATTGCTTATGAAGCTCGTTAATAGCTGCTTCAGCTACCAAATTTGCTTCTTCTTCCTCGTGATAAACACCATGAACGCTGTTTGGTTCAAATTGACCAATACCAAAAGCATGTGTATCATGTACTAAATCTTCTGGAGAGTGTTCAGGAGATGGCTTTAATACTACGAAAATTTTACCTACTTTATCATCACATCCTGGATGATCCCAAGATGGCTCTTGATCCATAACTGGCATTTCCATGCTAGGAGCTTGTTGCATCATAGAATCTTGTTGAGGCATCATGTTTTCCTTGATGCTTTTTTTAGTTTTAACCTTCTTCTGAATTTGTGACATCTTTTTCTGTATTTTCTCCTTTATAAATATCTCGTTTTTTTAGTTCAGCGATCTCCTCTTTTACCTGCTTGTATATACTAACTTTACTGCCGCCAGCCCACTTTTCTACCTCGCCAGACTCCGAGACATAGCTATCTTTCTCGGTAACCCATTGCTCTAGAGCTTGTTCTAAATCATCGAGTTCTGCATTTTTATTACGATTCATAATGTTTGCAGAATACTCTCCCCACTTGCCTTGACGCTTAATTTCAGATTCCATCTTAATAACGCAATCAAAACACATTTGATGAATAGCCCACATCTTTTTATTGTAATCGTTTACTTTCATTAAACCACCACATTTTGGACAGGATAAAGGTAAAACTACTAATTTCTTGATTTCATCGAGTTTAGTTACGGTTTGCTTGATACCTTTTAGAATGGTCCATTTCTTACCGTTTTCCTCCCAAACATCTCCTTCTGTATGTGTATGTGTATTTTTATCCCAACCTGCTTGAATTTGGGTTCTATCGCCAGTTTGGCCGGTGAGTATATTTCTCATCCGTTGTACATCACGAGGTACAAACTCTTTTTTAAGTGTATTTTCCATAACTATTTTTATTTTCTAACTATCCTATACGTATCTCCAAAAGTCATTAAGTTATAATTCGAAGGTAAATTCTTCTTCAAATAAGCACCATAGACTTTAAAACGTCTTGGATCTTCTTTTGCATCAGTTCTCTTAGTTTGTATCGGTCTAAAGATAACAATCTGAGGTTCTACTTTTTGTATAAAATCTTTTGCAATATCAACTACAGTAGATAAAACTCTTAAAGGCACTCCTTCATTAGTGTCTAAACTAGTATCAGGATCACCGTCTTTTGATGTAGTATTAAAAGATAAATCGTACATTCCGTCTTCTAAATTAGCAATACCTACACTGTAAGTACTATTATCTGTATCAAAAGAATAAAAGTAATTACCATCAGCATCTTCATCGTCAAGTTTCCAGGCGTAAGTCTTAGTTCCTTCGCCGATTTCGTTTACGGCGTAGTCGTGTTTTGATATTTTAATATCTTCAGGAGGTACTATAACTGCTTTAGTGTTTTTAATGTCTAAAGCTTTCATAGCAAAGTATCTATGATGTCCATCTAGTATTTGATATCCATTTCCTAACTTTCGAACTACTAGAGGAGGTAGTGTTTGACCGTCCTTTAAAGCTTTAATAAGACTCTTTAAAGTCTTTCTAGATTCAGGACTTTTCATTTTATTAGCTGGTTCATTTAAGGCCAAGCTATCTAAAGGCAAAATAGTAGTAGGTGCTGTTTCTAATTCTCCTTCTGGATCGTCAACATCTACTCCTTGGTCTTTAGGGTAGACTGTGATTTTTAATTCGTTTAGTTGGTTATCTAACTCGTAAATAGCTACATTCTTTTTACCGTAATCTCTCATAATAATACCTGCCATTGCATTAGCATCATTCTCTATATCTGTACCAGTATTACCTGCTTCATCATAGATCATATTTAATTCATTTTGTCTGTGATGACATAATTCATGAGCAAGACTGCGGCAAATATCTGCTAAATTTCTACCGGTTACAAATACTCTTACAGCATTAGTCTCAGGATTATATTCGCCATAAGATCTATTCTGTTCAACAAAAGACTTATCTTTAATCAAAGAAACTTTAGGAAGAGTTTGAATGTTTAACTCCTTCTTACAAAAAGCTATAAAATCTTTTAATATATTAAGCTTGTTCTGGGGCATTTCCTTTTACTTTAGTAGCTAACATTTTAAATATTTTTGGTGCTGCTCCTTTATTGAAAGCAGCTTCGGGTATAGCTTCTACGAAAGATTCGTAATCTCCATCTGCTAAAATATTTCTAACATGAGGAGCTGAAATTATACCTGCTTTTTCATGTACTGGTATTGTCTTAACTCTATCACCAAACTGTTCTTGTAAAGATTTACCATACGCTAAATCATCTACTTCGTCATCTCCTATTGCTACATAAACAGGATCTACGGTTGGATTTTTCTTTAAGTAATCTATGATAGTTACTATTGGAGATTCAGCAGTAGATATTCTAACTGATAGTTTAGGATTAGGTTCAGCCTGTAAATAAGTATTCCAAATTATAAGAGAATCTTCAGGTGTAATACCGTCGATTGTTTTCTTACTTATAATAATATATACCATTTTTACATAGTCTCTACTAGCCAATTCTGTAGCGGCTTGATAATGTCCTTTGTGCGGTGGTTTGAATTTACCTGGGTAAAAGCAAGGACCTGGTTCATTTATAATAGCTTCGGCGATTCTCTGACCGATTAATATAGGGTTGATCATACAGTTATAAATAGCTACCCGAGAAGTAACTTTGGCTTAGCTTCTTCAATCTCTGCTACAAGACCTTTCATATATTCGAAAGCTACCTTAACTCTATCTTGAACTGCAGTAGCTTCTTCTGGATCTAATTCTAATCTAAATATAAACATTCTATAGTCCTCCTTAACTCTAGGATCGTAACTAATAAAATCACACCATTCTACTTCGGCGCAAACCATGTTTGAGACACATTGCCAATAGTAATTTGGTGCTATCTTTTTAAACTTCTCAGGAGTATTAATCATACCGTGTTTAAAGTGATTGGCAGATTTAAACGGACATTTCACTTCAATAATACCTTCAGGTAGTAATAAACCGTCTGGAGATCCTCCGTAATACTTCCCTACTGGAATGAAAGAAGCTTTCTCTACCTTTACTTTAGTTAGTTTTTCATAATGTTCAATAGCTACAGGCTCTAAATCCGTTCCCCAAGTTAAAGCAGCACCTGTTGCTGGTTCTGTAACTCCTCCATACAACTCACAAACCTTTTCGAGTAGATAAGTCTTAGCAGTTTCGCTAAAATTATCCTTTCCCATTATTTTATAAATTTCCGAACTCGTAATTCTACCCTTTCTCATCTCAAACCATTCTTCCGAACGTTGTTCTACAATCATAAATTCATTTTTTTTAATAGTAACTCACTAAACGTAAGTTGCTTTGCATGATGTAAATATTTTGTCATGTTTTCAAAACCTATTTCAGAGGGATCCTTCCCATTTAGTTCAATTAAGTAAACATCCTTACCTAGATTAATCAATTGCTGTGCATATTTAATAGAAGACTTAAAAGCATCGTTGTCTAAAGCTAGGTAAACAGTTTTAACTTCACTGTGTACAAGCTTCATCATTAGAGCCTCGGGAATAGTCTTACCGAATAACGGTATTGCATTCCTTTTTAAAGCAATTGCATCAAATATACCCTCACAAAGTACTACAGGTACTTGCCAATTAATAAAATACTCAAGACCTATTAGTTGATTCTTGTTACAGCTTGGTGCATTATACTTTCTTCCTGGATCTTTTTCGAAGGAGCGAGAAATAAAATAGTTTAATCTGCCTCTTGAGTCATAAGAAGGTATTATAATTGAATTTTTATACTTTCCTGATTCACAATACCCAATATTATACTTTATAATATCGTTTGCTGTAATACCTCTACTTTTTAAATAAGCAAAAGCTTGTCTAAACCCAAGTCCTAACATCCCTTTAGTAAAAGTCTTAAACTCTTTCGGTAATTCTACTACTTCGTACTGCTTATCATCTGCCTCTCCCCTACCGTTTGGAAAATAACCTCGCATTTCAGCAATTTGTGCTGATGTAGCTTGTACTTTCTTTAATAAGGATGTCAAATTTCTACCTTTAGTGGCAGGTTCACAGGTCCAACAATGATAAAACCCTGTTTTAGGGTCTATCTCAAGTTTAGGTTTATGATGCTTACAGAAAGGACAGTGAAATGCATGATTTCCTTTAGTAGAAGGCTTGGATTTACCTAAAACGCTATGTAAAAGTCCTAGGACTAATCGTGATTGCTCCATTAATAAACAGTCTTTAATGGATAATATAAGAAATTATTCTGATTCTACCAAATCTTTCCTAAAGAATTTAGCAAGAACGTTATCATTGTAAGATTTATCGGTAAGAAGCACGTTATTCACACATTGGTAATGAACTTCCCAGTACGTTTATTGCTTTTTATTATTGCAAAATCTAAGGATTTCTCTATTGAATATAGAAGTATCTTCTTCTTTGATTTCCTGTAAGATTCCCTTGTTAGACCCCCAGTAATCCAGCCAATTAGACTCTTTTATGACACGTTTTGACGTAGGTTTTCTACCTGGACCGCTTAATTCTGATAATTCTTTCTTGGTAAGCTTCTTTTTAGTGTTAGAAAACAAAGATTTCTTACCGATATAAAACTTTCCAGTCTTAATATTTGTGATTCTATACACAAATCCTACACACTTTTCAGGGAATTTATCTACGGAATCGTATCTTTTTACCGATCCGTCTTTGTGCATAAACCAATTATTTTCCATAAACTTGAATGTTTTTAACTATCCCACCTTACAATAAACGTCATATCTGTATTAGATGGTATAGGATAAGGGGTACCTAGCTTGCCAACTACAAGTAATTGGCCTGCATCGTTGAATAAGCCGATAGTAGTTGCATAGGGGTGAAATGAAGATCCAGTTACATTATCTGCTAAAGTACCATCTACAAGCTCTCCCCACTGTGATATACCGCCTTTTGGCGTATAGAAAGGAACTGATCCTGAACCGGTTATAGAGGTTCCGTACTTAAAAACACTTGGATTTTGCGAGTAATTGAAGTCATTCTCAGAAACTCTACACTTTACCTCATTTACATAAATTGTAGTTTCTGCAGTG